TTACAGTCGTTTTAATGCGTTGCCGATCTCTTCTTTCAGGTCGTCGATGTGTTCGATGCCCAGCGAGAAGCGCAGCATGTTGGGATAAACGCCCGAAGCGACCAGTTCGCGTTCGTTGAGCTGGGAGTGCGTCGTCGAAGCGGGGTGTACCAAGAGACTCCGGGTGTCGCCCACGTTGGCCAGGTGGCTGATGATCTCCAGGTGGTTGAGCAGCGAGGAAGCTTGCTCGGCCGACCCTTTGACGCGGAAGGTCAGTACGCCGCCGAAACCGTTGGTCAGGTACTTCTTGGCCAAATCGTGGAAAGGACTGCTCTTCAAACCGGGATAGTTTACGCTCTCGATCTTGGGGTGCTTCTCGAGCCATTGGGCCATTTCGAGCGCATTGTCCACCGATCGCTGTACGCGCAGCGAGAGGGTTTCGAGTCCTTGCAGCAGCAGGAAGGAGTTGAACGGACTCTGGCAGGCGCCCGTGTCGCGCAGCACTTCGCACCGTGCCCGTACGGCGAAAGCCTGGTCGCCGCAGTTTTCCCAGAAGTTGAATCCGTGATACCCTTCCGAGGGTTCGCTGATCAAGGGGTAGCGGCCGTTGCCCCAATCGAAGTTGCCGCCGTCGATAGCCACGCCGCCCATGCTGTTGCCGTGACCTCCGATCCATTTGGTCGCTGCGTGCAGCACGACATTGGCGCCCCATTTGATCGGCTGGCAAAGGTAGCCGCCGGCTCCGAACGTATTGTCGGCGATTACCGCGATGCCGTGTTTGCGGCCGATTTCGGCGATCGCCTCGAAATCGGGGATATTGAAGGCCGGGTTGCCGATCGTTTCGATGTAGATGGCCCGCGTACGGTCGTCGATGAGTGTCGAGATGCTCTTCGGGTCGTCCCCTTGTGCGAAACGGACCTCGATGCCGAGTCGGCGGAGCGTGTATTTGAACTGGTTGGTCGTTCCGCCGTAGAGGTAGGAGGTGCTTACGATATTATCGCCTGCCTGGGCGATGTTCGTGATGGCGAGCATTTGGGCGGCCATGCCCGATGCCGTCGCAACGGCTCCGGTACCTCCTTCGAGGGCGGCGATGCGCTCTTCGAAAACGGCGGTCGTGGGGTTGTTCAGGCGGGTGTAGATGTACCCCGGTTCCGTGAGGGCGAAAACGGCGGCGCTCTTTTCCGCACTTTCGAAGGTGTAGGCCACCGTCTGGTGGATGGGGACGGCGCACGATCCGGTCGCGGGATCGGCCTGTTGGCCTGCATGTACTTGCAGGGTTTCGAAACGGAGATTCTGTTTTTTCATGGTTTTGAAAGTTGATTTATGTTTTCGGGATTGTTACAAACAAAAAAATCCGGCTGAACCAGCCGGATTTAAGAGATACACGTACGACGAATCTTACACCCGGCATTTACACCTGCGCATCGACATCATCATACCCATCATCGAAACCGAAAGTCCGACGATCAGCGAGTAAGAATTATTGGATGTAATGCCGTTTTTCATGCGGGTAAAATACGGGTTTGTTATCGTATTGATGTCGTAAATATAGTTATTTTTCGTGAAATGGTGCTGTCGAGAGAAAAATATTTTACAATGCCATTATTCAGTCTGAAAATGCAATATTTGTAAATATAAGATTTTTTCTCGAGAATCCCTGTTTGTATAAAATGTTGAAAATTAGATCTATTTGTGGCCCGTTCCGTATTTGAAATTCTTAAATTAAGAATAGTTTAATTAAAAAATGTAGTTGAAAGTTTGATATTTGTGATATGTTAGATTTACTTGTTTGATATGTGATACTTAGGCAAATTATTTGCCGATGCAGAAAATATTAAAATAGCTTATATTATTGATGTCCAGATAATTGTGCGTGATATGAAGTGTGTCGGGGACATTCTGGGGACGGAATTTTGCTGGCCAAAAGAAAAAAAGATCAAATACAAAATCGCTTTTTACCCCATATCGGAGGTTATGTTTCCCAAAGATATGAAAGATAAATGTAATCCGCGCAAAAGGTCAATCATAGGAGTTTAGTCTGGTTTGTTGTATATCTATTCAAGTTCTAAACTAAACTTTCTTCACAACGTCGAAATGGCGGACATCGGTAGCAAGAATGCTCATCTCTTTTTCTTTTGGCCAGCAGCTTTTGTCATTTTGTTTTTAGTAAGTAGTTATTGATGCTAGACAGATTGATTTAGAAAAAAGGTTGTATCATTACAACCTTTTAGGTGTTTTTTGTATCTTTGTACTGTTTGTTGATAAATATGAATATGAAGTATCTTAATATAAAGAAAGCGTTGACTGCATGGCAGAATTTGCAGCCGCTGTCGGAGAAGGATAGGGAAAGGCTCAGTCGCCGTTTTACTGTGGATTTCAATTACAACAGTAATCATATTGAGGGTAATACGTTGACTTATGGCCAGACGGAAATATTGCTACTTTTCGGCAAGGTGATTGGGGAGGCAGACGTGCGTGACGTACAAGAAATGACTGCGAGCAACGTCGGCCTACGAATGATGACGGAAGAGGCTACGGTGAAGGGAATGCCATTGACGCAGAATTTTATCCGGACATTGCATAAAACCATATTACGAGAAGATTATACTGTTTATCGAGATTTGCCTGGTGGTATGCAGACGAGTTATGTGATTCATGCCGGCCAGTATAAGACTCGGCCTAACAGTGTTATCACCCGATATGGAGACAGATTCGAATATGCCTCACCCGAGGAGACTCCTGGATTGATGGGCGATCTGGTGGACTGGTATAATGCAGCAGAACAAGAAGGGAAACTATCTCCAGTAGAGTTGGCCGCACTGTTTCACTACCGTTATATCCGCATTCACCCTTTCGAGGACGGTAACGGTCGCATTGCCCGGCTGATGGTGAACTACATTCTGACTCGTCATGATTATCCGATGATTGTAGTCCGGAGCCGCAGAAAAAGTGAATATTTGGAAGCTTTGCATCAGACGGATCTCGAAGTAGGTCCTGTCCCCAGTGATGGAGCCCATGCAGGGATTAAGGATATCCGTCCTTTTTTGAAATATTTCAATGACTTGGTGGCTACGGAAGTGTATAATGATGTGCTGTTCGTGAGCGAGAGGAATGAGAATGTGTGGTGGTATGATGGAGAGCGGATTGCATTCCGAACACCCAATTATACAAAAATTCTGAACGCTATGCGAACTCAGCCCACGCTGACGCTTGCAGACATGAAAGATGAAACGGGTATCAGTATGACGGCTATTCAGAAGCTGCTGGATCAACTGATTTCCAAGAAATATGTGGAACGTGGAGAGAGGGATGGTAGCTGGAGAGTGTTTGTGTCGCAATAATTCCAAATTAAATAGACTTGAATTTATAACTTTTTGAGGCGGATTTCTCTTGCCCAAGTTTCAAAAGGCTATCGGTTACGTTACTTGCATGATTCGGCTGTAGACTTTGATGCTGATGTCTACTTATCTGTAGAATAAACAAAAAATAGATTACAATGTATCTTTCCATTCTTAGACTCTGGAATTTCAGGAAATATGCTGGTGCAGATAACAAACCGGGACTAGAAATTCATTTTCAGAAAGGCGTAAATGTGTTGATTGGTGAAAATGATTCCGGGAAAACAGCCATAGTAGATGCTATACGTTATGTACTGAGAACTCAAAGTGGAGAATTTATTCAATTTGAAGACAAAGATTTCTATCAAGATTCTGATGGAAACAGAAAAGATGAATTTAAAATAAACGTAAAAGAAAAAGGCAAGGTTAATGATAATACAGCAAAAATGCAGTCCACTAATCAGTTAGGTGTTTAGCTCATAATACTGCATAAGCTGAAAAAGGAGGTTCGATAAAAGTTGCGAAAGACTTCAGTTCCCATATCGTTACTGATATAATAGGAACAAGAAACGGTACAACAGGTTATATTTCAGTAATTTGCACAATTTTTCATACTTGGAGACAACTCGCTTGATATTAACTTTGTAACAATCAAAAAAGTATGAAAACGAGTATGAGCAGATCGACTTTCAAAATCCTCTTCTACGTGAAGAAGGGCAGCGAGAGAGCCAACGGCTATCTCCCCCTGATGTGCCGTCTTACGGTGGACGGCGAAATCAAGCAGTTCAGCTGCAAGCTGGACGTACCCCCGAAACTTTGGGACGTGAAAACGGCACGTGCCACCGGCAAGAGCGTCGAGGCACAGAAAATCAATGCGGCGGTTGACCGGATACGTGTGGACGTGAACCGTCGTTACCAGGAACTGATGCAGTCCGACGGCTATGTCACTGCTGCCAGGCTGAGGGATGTCTACCTCGGACTGGGCGTGAAACGGGAGACTTTGCTGAAACTCTTCGAACAGCACAACGAGGAGTTCATCAAGAAAGTGGGACACAGCCGCGTACAGGGGACATACAACCGCTACCGTACCATATACAAGCACCTGTGCGAGTTCGTCCCGAAAGTGTACCGACGTGACGACATCCCCCTGAAGGAACTCAACCTGACCTTCATCAACAACTTCGAGTATTTTCTGCGTACGGAGAAGAAATGCCGCACCAATACCGTATGGGGTTACATGATCGGGCTCAAGCACATCATCTCCATCGCCCGCAACAGCGGTGCACTTCCCTTCAATCCCTTCGCCGGGTACATCAACTCCTTCGAGAGCGTTGACCGGGGCTACCTGACGGAGCGTGAGATACAGACGCTGATGGAGGTCCCGGTGAAAAGCGGGACCTGCGAACTGGTACGTGACCTCTTCATCTTCTCGGTGTTTACCGGACTGGCATACGCAGACGTGAAGGCGCTGACGACTGACCGGCTCCAGACCTTCTTCGACGGCAACCTCTGGATCATCACCTGCCGGCGGAAGACGAACACCGAGTCCAACATCCGCCTGCTGGACGTTCCCAGGCGCATCATAGAGAAGTACAAGGGGCTGTCCAAGGACGATCATGTATTTCCGGTACCGAGCAGCAGCAGATGCAACGTCATATTGAAGGAACTTGGTAGGCAGTGCGGTTTCAAGATACGGCTGACCTACCATGTTGCCCGGCATACGAACGCCACCACCGTGCTGCTCTCGCACGGTGTGCCCATCGAGACCGTAAGCCGTCTTTTGGGTCATACGGATTTGAAAACCACCCAGATATATGCCCGGATAACCAACCAGAAGATCAGCAGCGACATGGAAGTCCTGTCCCATAAGCTGGAAAAGATGGAGAAGGAGATATGCGATGCCATCTGAGGGAAGGCATTTACGGGACGAGTGATTTTTCCCCTTCTTCATCAAAGTTCCGCCGTCCCCGCGGATCTGCGCGTTTTCCCTCCGGTTTCCGGCAGAAAATTTCCGTACGGTGAAATTTTCTGCCGGAAAAACGCTCCGAATGCGCGGGTGACGGACGGGAAAATTGATTCAGAAGGCGAAAACTGCGACCGACGTAGTGCATGTGCGACAAGGAAAAAGGAAAAGAATTGTCCAGGAGCCCCTTTTCATGTCGGGATACGGCATGAAAAGGGGCTCCGGCTGTGGTGAAGGCTCTCCTGCTCCCTCTGCATTGCATGTACGGGTGGTTTTGCCCATATCCACGTCCGCCGGTATTGCTTCTTTTCCGACAGCCGACCATCCTGTCACTTCCCTGTAATCCTCCTCAAAATCAACACCGCCGTATAAACTGCATGAAAACCCGGGCACGCTTCCTGTTTCCAATCCCATATCCATTCCTTCCGCAACATCACGTATTGCCGTTCTCATTTCATATCCTTGAATATTTCTCCAAACATACCGAAGACAGAAAAGCTGCATGGAATCTAAATTCTCACCGGACAGACAATAGATAGAAGGAAGTAATCTGTCATCCTCATTTCTTGCGGCAAAAATAGTTGTTTTTCAGGCCGGTCCCGCAAGGCGGCCCTGCGGGCTGGTTGCTCGTGAAAAAATCTTCCTCACGCTTCGCGTGAGCGTATTTTTTCACGGCAAGCCTTGCCGGAGACCGCCGAAAAACAAACTGGAGGAAGCACAAGAAATAAGAATGCCTACCCGTGTAGGCCATGTATAACGTACAAATGTACGACTCAAAAAAAACATAAGGCTATGGCAGACAAGAGCGCAGAAAAGGAAAGACTGTTCAACGAGTGGTTCACAAAATCCTATGACAGGTTGAGAGGGACGTTACGCCGGTACGGAATGCTGGACGAGGACAATTTCCATGACACCTACCTTTTCGTAAGAAGGCAGGTGCTGGTTCCCGGAAAGGACATAACGGACTATGACGCGTATTTCATCGGATGCTACAAAAAGGCGGCCCTGGTAAAGATTAAAAGGGAGAACCGGTATGCACACCCTGAAGATGATTTCTTCCTCCGATGTGGCGAGGAGGCAAAATTCCTTTCCGAGGACGACCTGAACGGGTGCGAGAGGCTGGTTAAGGACATACTGCGTTTCGTAAGGCAGAAGTTCTCCTACGAGGAATACCGGATGTTCATGCTCAGGTTCTATGAGGCGCAGTTCTCGTTCAAGGCACTGGCGGAATGCATGGGTATCTCGGCATCGGCCATATCGCAGAAAGTATGCAGGATAGTGGACGCGGTACGTACCCACAGCGGTTTCGCATGGAGAAGCCGGATGCTGGCGGTGGAAAGCTTCATGTATTGAAAAACGAAAACAGTTCAACCGATAAAAGAAAGACAATTATGGCACTGATAGTATACAACAGGGAAAACTCCCGTCCGCAGGAAGTCACATACAAGGGAAAGCGGACCATCAACCTTGACAGCAGGGGAACCGTCTATCTGTCAAAGACGATGTCAATCGAATTGGGAATCCTCGGCGGTGGACGGGTGAACTTCGCCCACGATGACGAGACGGGTGACTGGTATATCTGCCGGGCCGACGACAGCGAGGGGTTCATCGTCTGGAAGGATAAAAGATGCGCAAGGTTCTCGGCCGGGTTTATCGTGCAGAGGCTCATGCGGCAGGCGAAGGTGGAGAGGAAGAGCGTGCAGTTCATGATGGCGAGGATGCCGGTAGAGATTGGCGGGGTGGCCTATTACAAGATACTGCTCTCGAATCCGATACTCAGATAGAGGCATGGGCCGGAGTAGTCCGGCTGTATATGACATGATGGAGACAGGCGCATCCGACGGGACAGGAGCCCGGAGGGTGTGCCTGTTTTTATGCGCCGCCATGTTTACACACGGACATGCGGTTGTCACCGGCCGGCATAAGGTCACTCCGGCAAGACCGGGAAACAACATTGCCGGCGGATAATGATATCAGTACGGGATGTGCCGCCATTACAGGAACGGACCGTTCCACCGATACACGGGCAGCCCGCCCCAATTTCAGAATAACATAATGACATAATAAAATAAGGGTCTTTTTTTATAATGGAATCCCCGTATCTTATTGCCATACCGGAAAAATGTTTCCATGTCCCGCCATGTTATGCCAATGTCGTCACCGGATCATAATTTATAAAGAAAACACTCTGTGTATAAATACTTTATGAGCAAATTAAAGTCGTTCATCCGGTGGAAAGAAAACGAAGGGACGGCCGGTATGACAACCGCCCGCCCCTTCATTCACGATCCCGTACGGAACTTTTCTAAAGTTCCTCCGGTCTGGTTCTCGCCTCCCTGTAGCAGCCGTCAAGCAGCTTCTCGATGTCGGAAGAACGGTACAGTATCTTGCCGCCTAGCCGGGTGAAGGCAAGCAGACCGCTGTCCCGGTACTGTTGCAGGCTGCGGCGGCTCACTTTCAGCTTTTCAGCCAGTTCGCGGTCCGTATAGAAGTTCTCGCCCGCCATCGCCGGTGACCTGCCGGCAAAGAGACGCTCCATGGAAACGGAGAGACGCTCGACGGTAGAGAAGAACTCTCTTATATGCTCGCTGCTCTCACGGGTGAGCAGACGGTTATCGGTATTCATCATGACTTGATCTTTTTTTGTTCGACATTCGTTTTTCATGGCCTTTCAGATCGACCTTCCCATACTTTCAGCCCGCTTGCGGCGCTCCTCCACTATCCGGATGATACTTTCCACGTCCCCGGGCTTGTAATAAGTCTTGTGACAGATCTGTGTGTATGCCAGCGTGCCGTTGTCACGGAGGGTCTGCAGGGTTCTCGGGCTGACCTTCAGCAGCAGGCACACCTCCTGGTTGTCCAGCCATTTCTTCTCCTCTATGTCGCCGTACAGCCGGCAGAGGGTGTCCAGCCGGTCCGCGAACGTCCGGAAGGCCGAGAGCATCGCCTCGAAGGTCCTTGCCTCAATGTTCACTATTTCCATAATCACTGTAATTTCAGGTTTGACATCTGTTTCATTCTCTCTTCGGATCCGGATTCCGTGCCGCAATTTAGTGAATCCCAGCGGAACATCCTGAATTTCAAGACAGGATGACTACCTTTGACACCATATGCGTGCCTGTTTCATCCGCAAAGTAAATGATTGTTCCCGGATATGGTTCCGGCCCTTCATCAGATGTCATTATATGTCATCAGATGTCCGGAATAGATATTCAATTGGAATCGAAGCGATCTTTCTTTTTCATAAGATGTACTTTTATTGATTTATACAATAGAAAGATGCGCCAAATGTTATCGTGGAGACGCTTATGAACATGACGGATGTCCATCAGTTTTGTCCCATCCCGGTAAAGAGGCCGGTTATCAGGATGTTCTTCCATATCCGGACTGAAAGATGCCTGCCGGACAAACACTGATGCGGGCATCAGTGTTTGTAACCGGCCATTAATAATTATAACCAACCATTAATGACCGGTTATAATCATTAATGGTTGCAATCGGTCTTTAGTGATTGCAACTGCATCCGTAAAGTTCATGCCCTGCTTCCGATGCGTATAATAATGAAGTTCTCACCGTCCGTACACCCTGAAGCAGAGAATGATACAGAAGAATACGCCAACAGAACCCTAAGTGTCGATCCGTCTGTTTTTTATCGTTTTATTTGCCGGCGACAATCGGTTTCCCGGTATATGGGAAACCATCGTATCAACGTAAATCCAAGTTTCTATGAAAGAAGGAAAAGAAGACATGCCCCTTGTGGGAAAAACGATGGCGGAAGGACATACGCACCGTATGGCCGTCCTGTGTGAGAAGTTGGGAAGTACCCTCAGGGAGATACTTGACGGAACCTGCCCACAGCCGGCAAAGCCGGAGAAGGCACCGAAGCGCCCGGCTTTGGAAAAGTATCGGGAAACTTATCTCATTCCCCCTAAAATCAAGGGACCTAAAGCCGTGTTCATCAGTGAGGAAACTCGTAGTGCCCTGGACATGATCGTCCTGAGACTGGGCTGCCGGGGAATGAGCGTATCCGGGCTGCTGGAGAATCTGGCAAGACGGCATCTTGAAACCTACCGGCAAGACATCGAACGCTGGAGGAAACTTTAGAGTACCGGTGACTGTCAGACCGTGTGAATGACTGCCGGTCGTATATCAGCCGGAACGGATGACTGTAGAAAATATAGGTACACCTCCGGCGGATATACTTTCATTGTCACCTTCCGGACCAGGAATGGAAACGGTTATCTGAAACCATTGATATTAATATTTCCTGTTGTTTTGAAGGGTGGATTCTGTAATAGTAATAGCAAGGTTATGTTTCCGGATTCCCGAAAACCCTTGCTCCCCAGCGCCCGGCGGTTGCAGGGAGGGTAAATCCACTCCCGCCGGTCGCAGATTTTGGAATGAAAGAAGTACGGACGAAAAAGAAAAAACATATGACAAAGGATATGAATGAGATGAAGAAAAAACGCGGCCGTCCGGCACTGGGCAGGACGCGGAAGCTGACCAAGGGAGTGACAGTGAAGTTCTCCCCCGTCAGCTACGAGGCTCTCAGATTCAGGGCAAGGAAGTCCGGCCGGAGTCTGGCGGTCTATATCAGGGAGGTGGCACTGGCGGCCACCGTTACGGCAAGGCATACGCCTGAAGAGAATGCGCTGCTGCGCAGCCTGGCGGGAATGGCGAACAATCTGAACCAACTGACAAAGCTCTCGCACCAGACAGGCTTTTACAGGACAAGGCTGCTGATAGACGGGCTGCTGGGAAAGCTGAAGCGGATCATGGTCTATCTTCTCGGTATGTTGAGCGACAGTCCTTTCAAGTTCTGACAAACGTTTATTAATGGAATACCCCTTTAAAAGATATTGGCCATATCGCGCACGATCACGCCTTCGTCGAACACCTCGTAGGCGAATACCCAGTCTTTTTCGAATACGGCGCAGTGGTAACCCAGTGTCCGCCACTTTTTGAAACGGCACAAGGGATGATCGACCCGTTTCGCAAAATCCATGACGAACTGTTCCATCCTGCGGATTCGCTTTTCAGTCGCTTCTTCAGACAGGTGTAATTCGTTTATGAGATAATCGTTTACCTCTTTAATCTTACCCCACAGATGTTCGGATACGATAACCTCACGCATGGTCGAAATGCTCTTTAGCCTGTCGGCTCATTTCGTCGAAAAATTCAGCGGCAGGACGGCCATTGCATTCTGCCACGGCTTCCCGGAACCCCTTCTTTTTTTTCTCGTCCATGACAGTCACGCTCTTGTGTCCCCGGATCAGCTCCAGCAGCCACTTTCCTTCGGGCGTATTGTCTTCGATCATTATATGTGTCATAGCGGTCAGGTATTTAATTCGTCGTAAGGCTATCCTCTTGTTCGGCAAAGATAATAAATTCCGGGATATAACCGAAAAGTCCGTATCGCCGGCGTATCCCTTGATACCTATATAACGAATCCCGTACCGGAAACGGTATGCACGTTCGTATCTTTTCCTGCTGTTTGCGCCCCCGGTTGCTTTTATAGCTCACCCTGTGGACGGCTTGGACCGCCGCCCCTTCCGTTTATATACCTGCCGGACGACGCCCGATATACCGAGTATAACCCTCTCGTTGTCTCGACTTTCGCCGCCGGGTTCGTTTTCGTGTGCAAAGGTACGGTGGACGAACACGGTTCAAGGACCGCTGCCGTTACCTGTAATGAAATTTGACGCAAACTTTCCGGAATCCGGGATTCCGGCCTTTCATAAAATTTCCTTCCGTTTCCTTGCCCGTCGTTCTCGCATCCCCCGTCCGACTCCGCACGTGAAAACATCCCCTTCGGGCGAAGTCGGAAGACATCGAACGGAGGGAAAGAAAAAACGGAAACGATGACAACAACAGAACAGATTACCAATGTGGCCACTGCTTTGGGCTGGAGTGTGGAAACGGACGCCAGTCGTCCCGGCTTCACGGAGTTCGAGTTCCGGCAGTACACGCCCGCAGGACAGGACTTCGGCTTCAGCGTCGAAATGCGGAACGGCGATCCCGACAGCCTCCTGCAAGAGCTGGAAAAGTATTACGAGGCTTACGACTCCGACTATGAAGCCTATCTGTGGATCGGCACGGACGGGCACGGCAAGAACGGCGCCCCTTACCACATCAAAGACATCGTGAGCGATATGGAAGCGGCCGAGGCAATGATCGACACGCTTTATGAAACCCTGAAAACAGCATTGAAATGAGTACGAAACGAAGTTACAAAGCGGAATTTCTGCGTTGGAAGGCAGAAGTGGAGAAAAAACACGGCAAGATGATTTACGACCGTCTTTCGGAGGTCATCGACACGGACGACGACCTGGCCGTCGGCGACACGGTTCTCTTTACAAACGATTATGGAGTGACGTTCGGCCCCCACGAAGTGCTGGGGTTTTGCCGTCCGGACAGTTTCCTTTGTCCGCACCGTTACCCCGAGGACGAGGATTGCGGCATCGTCTTTTCAGACAACGACGCCTATTGGTTCCCCGACCGCCCCGGCCAACTGACGTTGGTACAGAAAGGAGGTGCCGACGTATGAAAGCGATGACGGACGGGGCGATCCTCGCACGGCTCTGCGGCAATGTGACCGCAGGCCGTTTCGACTGGCGCAAATACTGTACTCCGCAGACCTATTTCGGTCGTGAAGTTTGCGTCACGCCGCTGCTCTGTTCCTACGGACAGATAGGCTATGCCGTTCATTTCCCTTATTCCGATATGCCGGAAGTGGAGTACGACTGGGAACTGAACAGCCTTACCATCGACGGCGAGGAGTGGCGAATTTATTTACAGAACACACGATAACGGACAAATTGGATTATGGCACAGAGTTTTTATACCAAATGGCAATATGTCTTCCTTGCGGACGCAGGGTGTTATGTCTCGAGAGAATACCGGAATTTCCAGACGGCGCTCGTCCGTGAAATATCCAAATATGCCAAAGCCGTGGATGCGGCGGTCGTAGCCAAGACCAAGGGGCATTACTTTACGAGCTGTTTTGTCGAGCGCAACGGCAAATTCGTTTACATAAACCATTCCTCCGGATTGTCCCGGAGGATTGGCTCGGTCAGAATAGAACTCGATTCGTTCCTGATCCGCACGGCCCGGCATGCCGAGGACTATACCGGCGGCACCAATCAATATTGCGATCTGTTGCGGTTGCAGTCCATGATCGACCGACTGCTGGCCTGACGCTCCTTCCGGTTCCGGCCCGTCAGGCCGTGACGGCAGACAGACGCGCGGGGAGCGGTTTATGCACAAGCCGCTCCCCGTCCCTTTTTTCTCTGGTCGCCATCCTTTTGTATTCCGCCCAAAAACCTCGAATCGTAGAAAAACGACAAAAACAACCCGTATTTGCATTGGAAAAGCGGCAGGAGGGGCCGGCAAGCCGGCCGACAGCCTCTTGTACCGTGGTGGATACCGATAGTCCGTACCGTCCGTTTTTCCCTGCGGGACAGGAAACGCCGTCCCCTGTTTTATCCGATCGCCTCGGCCACAATATCTTCCAGCAGGAACGGGATCACGCCCACATACATGACGCCATCCTCATCCGTCCACGGCTTGCTGTTGCCGTCCAGCACGACGATCTTGCGGAAGAAGTCGCCGGTGTTTCTCAAAGAGAAGGTTTCCTGTGCCTTCTTTTCCGGCGTGTCTACGTGTAATGCCGACTGGATATACAGTTTGTCATTGCCCACGTTGACCACGAAGTCGATCTTGTATTGCGACGAGCGGCGTCGGCCCTCTATGATTCGCGTCAGTTCTACTATTCCCACGTCTACCGAATATCCCCTGCGGATCAAATCGTTGTAAATCATATTTTCCATCAGGTGCGAACGTTCCTGTTGGCGGAAATTCAACCGCACATTTCTCATTTCTGCCCGTTGTAGAGCGTCACCGACTCCATGTTGTCGAGCGAGAAGCGCCCCAAATCGACCGTGCCGTTTTGAGCGTTGCCCAGTTCGATACCGATGCAGCATATTAGACTAATTGATTACCAATAGTTTGAAACTTAAATGGTATAAAAGTCTGATTTTGCTCCTTTTTCTGCGCTGAACTTTTGCAAAGATAATGCGTTTTTCCGGTACAAGAAAACAAATGAGAAGACTTTGATAAAAAGGTGATTTTTGGGTGCGATTTTGTAAGTCTTTCAATGATATTTACGAAAGATGTTGTAGGGTGTTTCATCTGTTATTATGTTGTGATTATACCGCAGATTATTTCTCCAAGATTGAATACGAAGTGACTTATACCGATTGCTGGCGAAAAGAAAAATCAGTCGGGTAAATCTTCCTTTTCCCTCTGTTTGACTTAACTTTATTGCCCGTGTATATAATAACGGTCATTAAAGTCAAGTTGAGTATCTTTTTCTTTTGGCAAGCCAATAATTATGCGCATTCGTTGGCTATTTCAAAACATATTACTACTTTTGTATTGTAAATATCAATATAGTGAATATAATATCAATATATAGTATTTAATCATCAGTATAGTGATATATAAATATGAAAGATTTGTTTGAATACTCCACTCCTGAGCTAGTACGCATGTTGGGTACTCGTTTTAAGGAATATAGAATGCGGTGCAATCTGACACAAAAAGAAGTGTCGGAACTTTCAGGTGTCGGGCTTACTACCATACACAAGTTTGAAAATGGCACGGCAGGCAACCTTTCATTGTCAACATTTATTCTCTTGTTGAAGGTAGTCGGTCAGATTAATTCTTTAGACGATATTTTGCCGGAATTGCCCGAATCGCCTTATCTTATGCGTGAAAATGAGAAAAAAGCGCAACGAATCAGACACTCTAAATAAGACATACAGATATGATGAAGTCGTTAAAAATAATACTTTGGGAAGAAGAAATTGGTCGTTTGGCTTGGGATGAACGCCGACATCTTTCTTATTTCACATATAATCCCGATTTTATCAGAAAAGGATTGAATATATCCCCTTTGGTTGCACCTGTTGATGGTACCAGAGGGCTGTTGCCTGTTTGGGGTGAAGATGCCAAGATTTACCAGAAGCTTCCGGCATTTGTCGCAGATTCATTGCCTGATGCCTGGGGTAACCAATTGTTTGATTTATGGCGTCAACAGCAAAAAATATCCAATTCAGAGATAAATCCGTTGGATAAGCTCTCGTTTATAGGCAGACGAGGAATGGGTGCGTTAGAATTTGTTCCGGAAACTAACAGGGAGCGAAGAACAGAAAAAATAGATGTTAAGTCGTTGGCAGATTTGGCAGAACGCATTTTTGTAGAAAGGGAGAATGCCCGTATTATGCCGGAGGAGTCCATAACCATGCAATCTTTGTTGACTGTAGGTACATCCGCTGGGGGGCGTCAGCCGAAAGCGATTATTGCGATAAACAGAGAAACAGGAGAGATACGAAGCGGTCAAATTGCAGCTTTGGAAGGATATGACTATTATCTTCTCAAATTTGGTAACTCCGAATATTGTTCGGCAGAATTAGAAATGACTTATTATAAGTTGGCAACTATGGCAGGTATCAATATGATGCCGTCAATGTTATATTCAGTGGATGGAAACAATCATTTTTTAACCAGACGGTTTGATCGTAATGGTGGAAAAAAGATTCATACACAGACTTTGGCTGCCATATATCCCGATGCCGAGAGTTATGAGCAATTGATATCTGTTTGCCGTAAGCTCCGTCTGCCTGATGCGGATTGTCAGGAAGTATTCCGAAGAATGGTCTTCAATATTCTGTCGAATAACACAGATGACCATAACAAGAACTTTTCATTTATTATGAATGAAGATGGTGCCTGGCGTCTTGCTCCTGCATACGATATTACCTACATCATTGACAGGGGCGGTTATTTGCCGAACAAGGAGCATTGCATGTATATTCGAGCCAAACTGTATGACATCACACGCTCGGATGTTATTGAATTTGCCCGTGATAACGGAATTCGTCGTCCCGATGCTATCATCAGAGATGTCGTTTCTTCATTGAAGCAGTTCCGTACAATAGCAGTTGAAAATGGGGTATCGGAGTCGTGGATAGGCAGAGTTGAGTCAACTATCGCCAACCACCTGAAAGCATGGGGCGAATGGGAGTGCGAAGCCGAAGATGCTGCAATGGAAATCGATGAACACACCATCAGCAATATGCGTGTTGAGCAAACTTATAAAGGGAATTACCATCTGCTGGCAAGCATTGATGGCGTAGAAAGGAAATTTGTGATAAATAAAAAGAATGCAGACTTTGCCTATATAGAACAAATTGGTTTGGCAAATCTTACGACTGAGCATTTGAAAACTCTGGTGGAAAGATATTTCAAACTATATTAAGCTATGCTGCCTAAAAGGGAAAATAATTCGTGTAATCATTTGAAACATTAATGCCATGTTTTCTAATATTGATTTTAATTCATCTCATAGGTAAAGGAATGAAAGTTTGAGATATGTCTATTTACGCATCTTTGGAAAATAGCTATAGACGACCAACAAGGATATACAACTTATCAAAATTCAGAAGTATTTACATATTTGAACACTAAGTCATGAAAAATATCAATATAGAAAAGGTTAAGGAAGTATACAACAATACTTGGCGCTCATATACTGAAATGCAGTCTAACTTGCCATGGTTTGAAGATTTCAGACAGGAAGTAGAGACATTGAAAGGTTACCGAGGTAGAGAAATCTTGGAATTGCTGCAAAACGCTGATGATGCAGGTAGTCCGAAAGCCTGTATCTCTCTCAATACTCATTCAAATACCATTACGATAACTAATTTTGGGGAAGGTACAATACCTTTTTCTTTCGAAGGTTTTCGAGCCGTAATGCTTTCAAATCTGAGTCCGAAAGAAAGCAATGGGGAGGAAAGACTCATTGGGGCAAAAGGATTGGGATTCAAGTCTGTTCTTAATTGGGCAGAGAAGATAGAACTGCAGAGTAATAACATAAAGCTTACTTTCGGTACAGAACAAGCCATGTTCAAGTGGAAGGAACTGAAAAAGAGACTCTATATCCAACAAGAAACTATCAAAGACCAGGAAGAAATGGCTGCCCAGCAGGGACGCTGTGTTCCAATCTCTATTTTGAGGTTGCCGGACATTGAGGAAGTGGAAGCGGAAGATGACAGGACCTCGATAGTTTTGCATTATAAGCCTGAAACACAATCATTAATAGATAGTCAACTCAGAAAATTCACACCAGAATCGTTACTATTTCTTCATCATCTCAAGGAACTTGAAATTATAATTGACGATAAAAGAGCTTGCTATACTCTTTCCGGTAAAAGTGAAGAAAAAGGCATCTCTACCGCATCATTGAGCGTAGAATCCGAAATAGAAGGTATCTCCGCCAATGAGAGCCAATGGGCATTGGCACATGACTTTGGCCGTGAATGTGGAAAACGATACGAGGCTGCGGCTGCTATCAATATATTCATGCGCAATATCGCCGAGCAATCGCATTTCCTGTATTGTTTTTTCCCTACTAAGGTTAAAATCGGAATGCCTTGCATACTTCATGCGACACTTGAACTTGATGCCACACGCAACGCCTTGATAGAGGCAAGCAAACTCAACGATAGGATGATGGACAAACTTGCTGGCTGTATTGAAATCCTTTGCGAATATCTCAAACAAAATGAAAACCATATCGACTGGGCTCCTTACCTAATGATGCATCCTCAATCATTTGATGAGAACTATCTTAAAATCCTTAAGAATAATTTATCCCGAAGAGCTAGCGGGAAAAAACTGATTCCTACAATTGGCGGTGAGTATTGCAGCGAAGAAGAAACTTATTATTACACGAACCAAATCTTTAAAGCGGTAAGGGTTAGAGGTAAGGATTTGTTTGCTAAAATGCGTCTTGATGGAGCGCCTACAAGTCTGGTCTGGAGAGAGGATCCTGATATAAAGAGTCATGTGGAGGATTATTGCAATAATGTGTTGAAGGAGGACTATGATGCTTTGGCCGATTTTATTTGTATGCTTTTGGAATACCATAAAATACATTTGGTTGCTGAAAAATACGAAATACTACCTGACCCTGATGGAAACATAATACACCAGAATGTAGGAAGTAAGCCGTCTGATGAAATTTTAGCGCATGTCAACACAGGTGAAAGAATAGACAATATTCCTTCCTTCCGACGACTCAGATATGTATCTCCGAAGCTGATCGCATGTCTTGTTGAGCGATTGGAGATGAAGGGAGATTTGCGAAATCGTGAAGTTGCAAACCGTCTGTCTGCCATTACTATAGTCACAAGCACAGACATCACCGGAGTAACTCGTCTTCTTATACCCAAGGAAAGCGACAAAAATCTCAGCGATGACAATAAACAAGAATTGATGATAAGTCTATTTCGACTGTTCATGTTTCGAATGCAGAGTACTAAGGATGGATTTGTGATATCTAAAGACGTAAGTCCATACATTCTATCGGAGAATGGAGAATGGAAGCGTGCATCTGAATTAGTAATGTCTGACAGAAGATTTCCTGATGGATTCCGCAACATAATAGATAGCGACACATATTATGCACCGGAGCAATGCGCCGCATATCCTGCCTATCTCGAGGGATTGGATCTTTCGAACAGCAAATCGGAGAATGAATGCGACAATAGTGATAAGAGAATCTCTACTCCATCAAACGTACAGAGCTTCCTTAAAGCGCTAGGGGCCAATCTCTATTTTTTGCGCAAAGAGGAGTCGATAACGAATGGCTTGAAGTATGCAGAATATCTATTTCATAAAAAAGAGATTGATGTTTATGCTAAAAACCGTTGTGTGGGTAAAAAAATAATACCAGACATTAATGCGCTGCGTAAGCTTAGTCTTCAATCCCTATTGATACTGCTCGAAAAATCGGATTTTGCAGACAAAATTATCAATGGCGAAAAGTTTCAATGGTTTTATAACGGAACCAAGGAGAAAGAAGTATCACTCAGTTATGTGGCGTTCAAAATCCGCACAGATACTGATGCCGGGATGTTGAAGAATTATTCCATTGAGGAAGATTTTTGGCTTCCCGGATTCAAGAATAAGCATGTACTGAAAATAGATACCTCGGACTATCGAACCAGAGCATTGCTGCATAAATTAGGCGCAAAAAGACGTATGGCAGATTTTGATGCCGAGGAGTTGTATTTGGCGTTGAATCAGATTGGGGAAAACTGGAAGCAAACCCAGAGCACAAATGGAGTAAAAAACATGTATCACGAAATAAAACAGGCGTTAGACCAGAGAGTAGATGCTCGTCCTATTCCCGACAGCTGTCAATTGAATCTGCTCTGTACTATTAATGGCGAATGCAGATTGATGCCGTCGCGCGATATTTTCTACAGCGACAATAAAAGCTTGCCCAAGGCTGTGATGGACAAACTGCCCCTTCTGCTGGCCAACAATCGTGAGGGAGAGGGAAAGATTAGCCAATATTTCGGATGCCGCACTCTTAAGGATCTTTCCACTCGCGTGCTGGAGGAAGAAATCAATGTAAATCTGGATAGGCAATTGGGTGCGCACCTTGAAAAGATCAAGCCCTACCTTCTGGCTTATGCAGTAGAGAAAGCAGGATCTCTTGGCGGGAATCGAGAGGCAAGTGTCAATCCCCAACAGAAAGCTCTCGAAACACTTAGCATCACACCGGTGAAATCATTGTCTTACAGATATGAAATAGAAATGAATGATATGAGACAATATGACAACGGAATAAAACTGAATGAAAACGAGATGCTATATCACAGAGATGCGTCTACTTCACAGAAAAAGCGTCTCGAGAACATCTACCTTAAATCTGTTTGCGAGTCGCTTGAAGAAGCCTTGATAAATCCCCGATTCGTCAACGCTTTGGTGGAAGCTGTATGCATAAGTCTGAGACTTTCGATGGATGAGAATATTCACAAGTTCTATCGCATTATCAAAGCCACTGATAGGGAATTGGAATATCTGCGCACCTCAGAAATCGATCCTGAGCTATGGCAAGGCTGCATTGCTGCCTTCGGTGCGAGCAAAGAAGAAATAGATTTTTGGGAAGAAGTATGCCGTAAGAATGGAAAAGAATTCAACTGTTGGCATGATGACAATCTTGACAGAAACATGTTGGCTGAAATTCTGGGTATTGAAAGAAGCATTGCCACAAAAGAGGCTTTTGAGGCGAATCAGAAACGACTACTGAAAGCTCAACGGGATAAATTGACAGCCGGATATTGCTGGCATATACATAGTCTATCCTTTGGAAATGCAGCGAAGGAAAGATGTTATTTAGCCCGAAAAAGTGACTTTGAGAAGGATGATTGGGTGGAGAATCTTCAGAAAGGCATTTCACATAAACTGGCCCCTGATTATGCAAATATAATAGCCAAAGAATGTCGGGATCGGTTTGACTTCACCCAAGACGCAGATTCGAATGATAATTATCCAGATATATTGGACGATTACAAAAAGCTGATTAGCGAGTGCAACAGTTCTCTATCTCTGAGCGAGGCGCAGAAAAGTATGTTATATTTCCCTGGTCATGTCAAAGAGTTGGAATCATGGCTTCAGGATATATCGAAAGCAAATGAGGAAAAGGAAGAAGCCGACTCTAATCGACTCATTAGTTCTTCTATATTGCCGATAGAAGAAGTAAGCATTGAGCTGGTGGATAACACTTCTATACATGACGGAAAGAACTATGGTGGAGGAGGTAGCGGTGGTAGCAGCAATGACGACAAGGTAAAAAACGTCATGGCAATTGGGCGGAAGACAAGGTGGTCGAGGCAATGGAGAAAGACCCACGTTATAAGATTATCCGCAAATGGTCGAAATATCTCGATAAATTGAATGGTAGCGATGAGGTAGGCTACGATCTGAGTTACGAATTAACATCGCGCCCCGGAGAGACGAGAATGCTTGAGATTAAATACAGCGACGGGAAGTCATTCATCATGTCTGCCAACGAATTCAATGTAGGCTGCAAGAATCCACTTTACGACTTTGCGCTTGTATCCCCAAAGGAAATTAAAATAATCCAAGGAGCACTGACTGATGACAGCCGTTATAGCGCTACAGCACATTCTTATAATGTCAAAGTATCAACCATAACGAAAAACGATGTATGTCTTTCAGATACTGATAGTAATGAGTACATTCAGTAGAGTAGTATAAGATGGACTGTTTTTTCCCTTTGTTTGGCTTTACTTTAATATACGTATATATGAGTACAGAGTTAAAGTAAAGTCATCTTTCTTTTGGTAGGCAATATGTATTTTGCTGTAATGCTTGTTTGTATATCATATCGGACATCACAACCTATGATATATAACGTAAAACTAAGATAAAGTTTTGCTACTGGAAATCAATTGTCCTAATTTTACAAATGATTAGATGAACCGCATAACCTATCATTTAATATATAAACACATACCATTTATGTACTATATGATATGTTGATATGATGGGGTCGTTTCAACAGGCCTCATCGTTCAAACAGGATTCCGGCTTTTATAAAGATGGGTTGGGTTCAACCACCCCATCTTTCCGTGTCCAAAGTTGCAATTTGCTCTTTTGGAATAAAAAATATGGCTCAAAATTTTGTGTTATGCCACAAAAACATTATGTTTGCATAGCATAATAAAAGCGTAATATGAACTTCGTTGATAGAATAGAAGAAACAGCACGACTGAGGGATGCTCTTTCAAGAGAGAAGTTCTCGTTGGTCGTAGTGTACGGTCGCAGGCGGTTGGGTAAATCAACACTTATCAAAAGGGGCTTGTCGGACAGTGATGTATATTTTCTTTCCGACCGTTCCGAAGGGCAACATCAAAGAATTTTGCTTGCAAAGGTGGTAGCGCAAGTATTTCCTGATTTTGATAAGCTGGTTTATCCGGATTGGGAATCTCTGTTTCGTGCGGTCAATTATCGCACAGACAAACGTTTCACGTTATGCTTGGATGAATTTCCATATCTTGTGGAGCAATCCCCGGAACTGCCGTCAGTGTTGCAGAAACTTGTTGATGAGAAGCAGTTGAAGTATAATCTTGTACTTTGTGGTTCATCACAGAATATGATGTATGGACTGTTTCTTGATTCTACGGCACCTCTCTATGGCCGTGCTGATGAGATTATGAGACTTACGCCGATACGTTTACCGTATATTCAGGAGGCTTTGAACCTTGACGCTGTGAGTGCCGTTGAAGAGTATGCTGTATGGGGCGGTGTACCTCGTCATTGGGAATTAAGAGAAACTAGAAACTCACTTTCCGATGCGTTGTGGCACAATATCCTTTCGATAAATGGGACTTTTTACGAGGAACCGATAAAACTGTTTCAGGATGATGTGAAGGATATTGTCAAGACTTCTACAATCATGTCCTATATCGGCTCCGGTGCAAATCGTCTTTCTGAGATTGCTGCCAGATGTAATGAGCCTGCAACTAATCTGTCACGTCCGTTGAAGAAACTTATTGACCTCGGATTTTTAGAGAAAGATGTTCCGTTCGGAATTGACGAAAAGAATGCGAAAAAGAGCCTATATAAGATTGCAGACCCATTTATGGCATTCTATTATCAGTTTGTTGTACCAAACCGTTCGTTTATCGAACTTGGCCGTCGTTTACCCATAGAACAGGCTTTGGCAGCCCATTTCCCGGAGTATGTGAGTATGCATTGGGAAAAACTATGCAGGGATGCTGTAACGGGAAATATGGTCAATGGAATTGTTTACGGTAAGGTAAAGCGCTGGTGGGGACCGGTTCTCAATGAGAAGAAAGAACCGGAACAAATAGAGATTGATGTGATGGCCGAGTCGCTTGATAAGAAATATTTGTTAGTTGGCGAATGCAAATGGACAAATCAAGAGAATGGCAAACAACTTACAGCTGAGCTTCTCCGTAAAGCCAACCTGCTACCATTTGCCAAGAATTACAAGATTCTCCCTGTCTTATTTCTTAAGAATGCACCGAAAGATGATGTCGGGAATGCGATGTTACCGGAAAATGTTGTTGAGTTGATGAAATGAATTGACTAAATTAAAGAACTATGAGCGGAGGATATTTTGATAGGGGCACATATGCAATGCGTGAGATTGCCAATACTATTGAGCGCGATATTGCGAGGGCATTTAAACCTAAACCTGAAAAAATTCAAGAGGACTATTGGACTATTTACGAGAAAGATTGCTTTGGCTCATACCATAGCTATAAAGATTTCATGAGTTTTGGGAGCTATGAAGACGCAGAATCTTTTCTTCTGAGAGATAAAACCATTGTCAAGGCAGAACAAAAATATGCAGACCGACGATTCTTTGATGATGGGGTGATTTTCCAATCGAAAAAGCGATATATGTCAGATGTTCCTGATGACGAACAGATTCCGGTATTGTACTCAATCCATCATTGTTATTATGACCATTATCCGTATAATGCTGATGTATTGGAACTATCGAATGAGACGATTGATGCGATGAAGGAGGCATATCGGCAAATTCGTATAGCAGAGATATATGCTACTCGTGTAGATTGGATGATGAGTGGTGATGACAGTGAAGAGAGTTTCCGTGAACGCATCAAGGAAGACTTAGAGGAGTTTGAAAAGGAATATGCCACTAAAGACTGGACTTATCTTGATGAAGATTAATAAAGCAATAACCTATTATAAAATAAAAAAAGAGATGTGCTTTTGCTTGTTATTATGATAGGCTGAGTATAGCAAAGAATACAATGCGGTATCAAACTTTTCTAAAATTGGAGTCGATGAGGTTAGTTGTAAGCGTGTAACTGTTTCTTACGAGGGTGTTTGAGTGTTGTGTGGGGGGACAGAATACACCATCTATCGTTTGTTGTATTGTTTCCGTTCTTCCAGCCAGTCCTTTAATTTTTTCTCTTGTGTAATATATACCTCTTCAAATGTTTTTGCAATGTGGTTTAATAAATCTATTTCTTGCTGATTAAATGGCTCATTAGATTCAATATAAGAAAAATTGTCTTTAATCTTAATTCTGGATATATACGATCCATTTTTAAATGGTATATTGAAACTGATGTTGACCTTGTTAGCGAAGAAATCTTCATAAAACGAAGAACCAATAATCGTATCTGAATGCATTGCTTTGACATCTGAAACATAATGGAAACAACCTTCAATATATACTTGTGGAATTTTTGTGGAAGACATTACGATAATCACAGCCAATCTATCTGTGTATGACAGTAGGTGCATTTGTTTGGTGATATCTTCGAATTTACTTCTTTCTATTATTTGCCAATGAATAATATTAAAGATTGCTTCATTTTGTTTTTCATGGGACATTATACTCTTTTTAAATTCTTGATAAATATCGGTTTGCTTGTATAATTCGATATTTTCAGTGCCAATGTATTTGCTTACAAAATCTTCTGAATATGGTCTTGTTACAAAATCTCCGGAACGCATCATCAACTCTTCGTCCATTAATATAACGGGTAAAGGGTCTATAGCCAAACGATACATGGCAACGGCACCAATCGCAACATTCAAAGTTCCTTCAAAATCTGAAACTATCTGAAGATAGACTTTATCTTCACGATGATCTGAGAAAGAATAGCTTTGTGTAGTATAAAAAGATGAATAGCCTTGTTTGTGTACATATTTATTCGTCTTTTTTTGGACTGCACGTATGTTTTCAAAGAAAGTTGGCATTTTGCTTCTTATTTCTTTGAAGTTGGGTTCGTGCTGTCGTAGAAAATCAGCCATTTTGCCAGATTCAAAACCTGGCTCTAATCTATTCCACTCTTTCATCTTTTCTGGATTCGCTGTTAGATACAGTGTGCCAATTGAAATCTCAATGGATTGTCGGAGAGAATAAAATGCTGCATCAAAAAATCCCTTTTGAAAAAGGAATATTGAATTGGCAATCATTTGAGAAGCTTCATCAAAAAATCTATTTGCCCCAAAAGCATCGATTAGTCCAGTTTGAGCCCATGTGATATTCTCTATGTCCCAAAAGTAATCGGATGCTTTTGGCAGTACAAATTTTCTGACTTTCCAACGGCCTGTTTCAAAATCTTCATGAAAATTGTCCAATGTATGCACTTCCATATTTATCAATAAATCACGTTCTTGTTTGCAAATTATCGGATACAAAGATACTGAAAACAATTGTTGCAAACTCCTGTTTTATGATTATTCTTGAACTAATTCGCAATTTTAGTGGAAAATCATATAATTTGAATGATGCTTGAATGAAATAAATTCATTACTTTTGCATAATAGGGTAAATAATATAATCCAAAATGGAAGCAACGAAAGATATAAATCGGATCAAAGTTGTTCTTGTTGAGAAGAAACGAACCAACAAGTGGTTGGCAGAGCAATTAGGAAAAGACCCGGCAACTGTTTCAAAATGGTGTACCAACACATCGCAACCAGGATTAGAAACATTGTTGCAGATTGCCAGTGTTCTTGATGTCGATGTGAAAGATTTACTTCATTCAACAAAAGAAGACACTATGTATCTTAAAGTTCCAACAAATTTTACCAATGTAAGAGATTGACAATATGCCAAAAAACAAAAATGCGGAATATAGGTTTATGGTCTTAGACCGATGCTTTAGTGATTTCCATCATAAATACAGTATCGAAGACTTATTGGAAAAAGTCAACGATAAACTTTATGATGCGAATGGAAGCAAGTCTATGATTATGGTGCGTCAGTTGCGTGGCGATTTCAATGCCATTCGCAAGATGCTACCGGATGGCATATACCTTGAAGCTATTCCGTATGATGGCAAGAAGTGTTACTATCGTTATTCCGAACCAGATTTTTCTATCTACAGAAACGAACTGTCTGTAGCAGAGGTACAGAACCTCCGTTCAACCATAGAAATGTTAAGTAAATACAGAGGTTTGCCTTCAAACGGATGGCTTGAAGAAGTTATATCCAATCTTGAAATTAGATTTGGCGTCAAAGGAAACGCAGAGAATCTTGTTTCATTCGGACAAAACGAGCAACTGAAAGGATTAGAATACCTTTCAGACATCATTGATGCAACAATAAATCATCAGCCTTTGGATATTGAATATATTTCTGCCAATGGAAACTATCACCAACATACATTACATCCATATTTTGTTAAGCAATATAATGGAAGATGGTATTTGTTTGGGCTGGATGAGAAAGAAGAACGGATTAAAAATCTTGCATTCGACAGAATCCAAAATATAGCCACAAGTAACCATGTGTTTCGGAAAAATGAGTTCATTGATTTTAATTCCTATTTTGACAATGTGGTTGGCGTAACCGTACCGTATGAAGCCAAGTTAGAAGAGATTGTATTAAGGTTTACTCCGCAACGCTTTAAATATGTTACTTCTAAGCCTATTCATAAATCGCAGAAAATAGTAAGTGAAAAGGATTGTATTATTTCTCTTACAGTATATCATACCTTGGAACTAGAACAGCAGATTTTTTCATTCGGACCGGATGTGGAAGTTCTATCTCCTACATGGTTTAGGAAAGAATTTGGTAGAAAAATCAACGACTGCATGAAAAAATATCTTTCTATGCAGAACCTTTGCATAGCAGAAGGCGAATTTTGTAGCAGTATTCAAAACAATGGACGTTAAATTTTAATTTTGTTAGACATGACACAGTTCGTTACTCTTTCTGATAAGGCACAGACTCTCGTAAACAACTATGTAAATGGTTCAATATCCAAAAGTCCATTTGATAGTAATATATTTAAAAAGTTATTGGTATCTGTATATACTCATACATCAAAGGCTGATTCTGAATTATTACGAATTCTGAACAGATACATAATTGACCTGTCTGCATATTATACAAGCGAAGAACTTGATGTCCTTATCACAGAGTTTTCTGCTCTTGCTATATATTGTCATCAGCATGATGACGTATTCTATAATTCTTCAAACGCCAGAGAATTGCCTAAATCTATTGGATTCCAAACTGGAAATACGGATTTTCTGACTCCAATGTCATTAGTCGAACTATGTTTGAAAATGTCTAATTGCAAACCTGGCAGTCATATATATTTGCCGTTTGCAGGTACTTGCTCTTTTGCCTTATATCAGGAAAACCCGTGCAATTTTGACACTGACGAAATCAACACTGAAATTTGGGCATATTCTAAGATTTTGCTATTGTCTCAAGGCATTGAAGCTAACATGAGATGTCGAAATTGTATAATCATCGAACCTGTTGGTAATGACGATATTGCCAAGAGCAAATATGATTATATTTTCTCTTTTCCACCTATATTAGGAGGGCGAGAAGAGCGTAACATAGCAAATACATTCCTCAATTTAGCAGAAAAATCATTAAATGATGATGGTGAGATTTATTGTGTATTGCCTTTATCTTTCTGTTTTGGTAGAGAGTGGTTTGATTTTCGCAAGACACTTTTGAAAGAAAGTAACAATATGTTTTCTGCTGTTGTTATGTCTTTACCAGCACTTTTCCAGCCATATACATCTGTCTCAATGGTTCTTCTTTGTCTTAAAAAAGACGGCAAGGGACAAATCTGTCTTATGGATGCTTCAAGTGAAGCTTTCATCGCGACAAAAGACTTAGCTGGCTGGAAGCAAGAGACATTAAAGCCCGACAGTATCATTGAAACCATTCTAAAACAGGATGAGAAATATGTATGGCTCGGAACCGCAGAAAATTTGTCTGAAGTTCTCAATTTACAGCCATCACGTTACCTTGTAAATTTTTCCCTGCCTAAAGTGCATAACGGGGAAAAATTGTTTAAGTTGGAAGACCTTGTTTCAATTGTTCCTCTTGAACGTGAAGGAAATACTATTACAACAGATATCCCATTGATTGGTATGAAGGAACTTTCAGCTTCATATCTTAACTGTGATATCAATCGTAAAGACATTCCTGTTCCAAACAAAAAGGAATACAGAATCCTTATGACAGATAGCCTCCTTATTGGTTTTATCGGTGGTAAATTTAAAGTAGGAAGAGTGCATGGTATTTCCAAAAACACTCCAATTGCATTAAGACATGAGGTCATTGCAATCCAGCTAAAATCCAATATTGTAACGGAGGATTATTTGCTGCGCTGTATTATGTCCGAAGAAACTGAACTTCAGGCACGTAAAATGTCTACCGGTGCAATTATATCACGCTTAAGCCAGCAGGATATTTTATCTATTTGTATTGTTGTACCCAAACTCCTTTCTCAACAAGAAAATCTGTGTAAGGATGACACCAGAAGCAGCTTGACTGAATCAGATCGTAAACTTTTGGAATCAGCAGAGTCGTTTCGCCGTGACATTCACATGAAAAAGCACGCTATTGGGCAAACAATTTTCAATCTCAACAACTGGATGAAAGTATTGCAGCGTGCTCGTAGAGATGGTAATGGCATTGTAGATGACAATGCTATTGTAGGTACGATTCATAAGACAAAGGTCTCTGACATATACACAAACTTGCAGTCTATCATGCAGGAATTGCAAGCCAAAATTGCCAAATTGGATAGTGGGTATGGTATGCAAAGTCAAGATATCTCATTAGTAGACTTCATTGAAGAGTATATTAGAAAAAATCAGAGCCCCGTTTTCCAGTATATTTTTGATAGTATGGCACATCGTGCAACGCAAACAATCCTCGACGAGGATGGGGATGTTGTTCTCAAAGAAGGCGATGCTTTGGAATACATTAACTTTCCAATAGAGGCTATGACCATTATTTTTGACAATATAATCAACAACGCTTGTAGCCATGGGTTTGAGAATGCAGCAAATCCAAAGAATAAAGTAAAGATTGACATTTTGTCCGAAGGTGAGAATTACATCGTAACTATTTCCAACAATGGTAATCCACTGGCCACTGGTTACGACAGTGAGAATGTACTCACATATGGTGTATCTTCAAAAGAGGGCCATGGCCATTATGGTATAGGTGGGTATGAAGTTCGCAAGTTAATGAGAGAGTTCAATGGTGAAGCGGAATTGATATCCTGTCCTAACGATGAATTTTGTATCACTTACAAACTCATCTTTAAGAACACAAGTATTGTTGCATCCTTTTAATTTAGTTTAGAGAATTATGAGTGGTATCAGATATAAAGTTTTGTGGGTAGACGATCTAAGTGGAACCCAAGATGAAATCTTTGCAACAGGTTTTGAAAGTGTTGCAGATGAAAAAGGAATAGACCTCATTCCTTTTACTAATTGGGAAGAGGCAGAATTGGAGCTCAAAAAGAACTTCAAATCCTATTCTTCTATTATTCTTGATGCAAATTGCAAATATGGAAAAGATGATAATAAGACTGATGAATTCTTTATTCCGTCTGTAATTGCATCGTTAGCTCGTATGTTTGGAGAAAAAAGACAAGTAAAGCCTTGGTACATTCTTTCCGCAGGTACAATGAGCAAATTTGATGATGTGATTCAAATAGCACAAAGAGACCATGCGGCACACCAAGAGGAATGGGGAAATATGGTTTACCTAAAAGATGCCATAGATAATTCCTCTAATTCGGTCGATGCTATGTTTACAAACATACTTAAAGTGGCAAATGTCCAGAACGAGAACATTATAGCCTACAATTTTCAAAGCGTTTTTAAGTACCTTGGAGAAGGCAAACTTATATGTAAGGAGGCACGCGCCATAATGATGGATATGCTTTGTGCGTTTTATTTTCCTGCTGATAACTGGCAATTTAAATATGAGGGAAATCCGCTTCGTAAAGTGATGGAGTACATCTTTCGTACCGCATTTAACTATGGACTTCTGCCACAGGAATGTTTTGAGCGGGATAATCAACTTAATTTATTAGAGTCTAATCGTTATATGTCCGGATTAGTAACAAAGCATAGCGAATTACGTTACGGTTCTGAGGATGATACAATATTTCCAAAATCTATTGGAAATATTACATTGCAGATAATCAATTTTACCAATACCGACTCGCATACAAATGAAGAGCATCCATATACAATAGACGATAAGGATTTGGAAATTTCAGAAAGTGAAAAAGAACTTTACTTTTCATATGTTCTTCAATTATGCCATGTGATTAAATCCTTTGGGGCATTCGTTGATAAACACCCAGATAAGGAAGCAAATAGAAAGATGAAAAGGACCGTCTCCACTTCTGTCCCATCTATCAATGATTCTACCACTTCTCCAGTCGGGCAACAATCAACGATTTTAGCTGGCGAAAACGGACCATACATACTGAATTGCCGCTTAGCTCCATGTTTTGCGAAGTATATAGGAAAGAATGCCACAATCACCGAAGTCAACATCAATAAAGGGAAAGATGTTGCAGACTTTCCGTATTATGCCAAAGTAAAAGTAGAAAACTAAAAGAAAAGATATGAGCAACAATATACAACAGCAAACGACAATCAATATTCAAGAGAAAGCAAATCTTATCTGGGCTATTGCAGATAAGTTAGTAGGTGTTTATAAACCTCACGAGTATGGTAATGTCATTCTCCCAATGTGCGTTATCAAACGCTTTGAAGATACCCTTGCACCTACTAAGCAGGCTGTTCTTGATACAAATGCCAAACTTGACAAAGATGGCATAGTAGTGAAAAAGGGATTTTTGGAGACAGCTGCCGGTCAGCAATTATATAACCTCTCCCCATTCACATTTCAAAGTCTGCTGAACGACCCTGAGAATATCAAAGAGAACTTTGAATCATATCTCAATCATTTTTCTGAAAATGTAATCGACATCATCCATCGCATGGACTTCGACCGGGAACTGCAAAAGATGGCTGATAACAATGTGCTGTATCTTGTCATTAAAGAGTTCTGCACCTCCAAAGCCTATCTCGGAGCAGATCTGGTTACAAGTGTGGATATGGGTTACATCTTCGAAGAGCTTGTGCGCAAATTCTCAGAAAGCTATGACGAACAGGCCGGAGCGCACTTTACCGCCCGTGATATTATCTACCTCATGGCAGAACTGCTTGTCGGCAATGATGAACAGAAGTTGGAACGTGAAGGTATTACTGCTTCTATCTATGACATGGCTATGGGTACAAGTCAGATGCTGGGTTGCCTGACTGAACGTTTTCTGAAGATTGACCCAGAAGCGGAGATTACAAGTTACGGACAGGAATTGAACAACCAGACCTTTGCCATTGCCAAAGCCGATACGCTTATTAAGGGCGGCAATGCAGACAATATGCGTCAAGGAGATACTCTTGGAGATGACAAGTTCTCCGGTTATAAGTTTGATTATATCATTTCAAACCCGCCTTTTGGTATAGAATGGAAAACTTCAAAAGAAGCAGTGGAAAAAGAACATAACCTTGGTAAAGCCGGTAGATTTGCTCCCGGACTTCCTGCCATTGGTGATGGACAGATGTTGTTCCTGCTCAATGGTATAGCCAAACTGAAAGACGATGAAGGCCGCATGGCAATCATTCAGAACGGCAGCAGTCTTTTCAAAGGAGATGCCGGCAGTGGCGAAAGTGAAATCCGTGGCTATTTGTTGGAACACGACTGGCTGGAGGCTATCGTTCAGTTGCCTAACGACTTGTTCTACAATACCGGTATTGCTACATATATTTGGCTTATCACCAAGAATAAAAGCGAAGAACGTCAAGGTAAAGTCCAGCTTATAGATACAAGCCAATGTTATGACAAGCGTCGAAAGAGTCTGGGCAATAAGCGTGTGGAGATAAGTGACCGTTGCCGTGAACTTATCATCGAGGCTTACAAAGATTTTACCGATTGGACTTACCATAGTGAGGACGAGATATTGACGGTTGAAAGCAAAGTGTTAGATAATGATTATTTCAAGTATTCAAAACTTACAGTAGAGCGTCCTTTACTTGATGAAGCAACGGGAGAGCCTATCCTAAAAAAAGGTAAGCCACAGCCAGATTCCAAGAAACGCGATACGGAGATTGTCCCTTGGACCGAGGATATTGACGAATATATGCAGAAGAACGTTCTGCCATACGCACCTGACGCTTGGATTGACGAGAAGAAAACTAAGATTGGTTATGAGATACCGTTTACTCGTGAGTTTTATAAATATGTAGCTCCACGCAAAAGCGAGGATATCTTTGCGCATTTGAAAGAGTTAGAGGTACAGGAAAGTGAGTTGATGGAAAGTATATTTGGATAATTATGGTAAATACTTACAACACATATAAAAATAGTGGTATTGAATGGATTCCATATATACCTCAAAGTTGGAAGACAATGCGTCTAAAAAATGTTGGATTTCTTTACGGAGGTTTAACTGGTAAGACTGGTGATGATTTTAATGTTGAAGACGATAACGAATCATATATGCTTTTCATTCCATTTACAAATATCTTTAATAACTCTATCATTAACCCGAATCAGCTTTATAAGGTAAAAGTATCTAACGATGAAAATCAAAATCTTGTTCAGAAAAATGATTTATTGTTTTTGATGAGTTCTGAAGACTATGATGGAATAGGAAAACCTGCGATTCTTGAAGATAGTATTGATAATCTAGGATTAAACAGTTTTAGCAAAGGTTTAAGAATTACCAATCAAGACATTTATCCTAAGTTCTTATTCTATTATCTGTCTTCTCATGTTTCAAGGGAACTAGTAAGACGAGAAGCAAAGGGCTTTATAAGGATTAATCTACGACAAGATAGATTACACTGTTGTAAGATAATTCTTCCTGCTATTCATGAGCAGCAAGCCATTGCCTCTTTCCTTGACAAGAAATGTGTGGAAATAGATTCTTTGATTACTTTGCAGGAGGAAATGATTGTCGAATTACAGGCTTACAAGCAGTCAGTAATTACTGAAACTGTCACCAAAGGACTTGATTCTAATGCGAAAATGAAGGATAGCGGGGTTGAGTGGATTGGCGAGATACCAGAGGGATGGGATGTAAAACCGTTTAAATACATTTTTAAAACTGGGAAAGGCCTCTCATTTACAAAAGCTGACTTAGTAAATGAAGGTGTTCCTGTTATCAGTTACGGACAGGTCCATTCAAAACAAAATAAAGGTACTCAAATAGTTGATAGCCTTATTCGATTTGTTCCAGTAGAAATGACATTAAATAGTCCTTTGGCAAAAGTACATATAGGAGATTTTATTTTTGCTGACACATCTGAAGATTTAGAAGGATGTGGAAATTGCGTTTATATTGATAAAGAAATAGGACTTTATGCTGGTTATCATTCTGTTATTGCACATGCTCAAAGTAAAAGTTCTAATTTATATCTTGCATATTTGTTTTTAACAAATTGTTGGAGAAGCCAAATCAGGAGTCGTGTTAGTGGTATTAAAGTGCTCAGCATTTCACAATCTATTATAAATCAAACAACGGTGATACTACCTCATCTTTCCGAGCAGCGAGCCATTACCTCATACCTCGATGAGAAAACAGCCCAAATCGATGCTCTGATTTCTCTGAAGCAGGAGAAAATTGCAGAGCTGAAAAACTATAAAAAGAGCATTATCTATGAGTATGTTACCGGTAAGAAACGAGTTTAAGCCATGAAAGCAGACAATAAAGCCTTACTGCTGCAACTACTTAAGCAGCACAAAGAATTGGGAATATCGAATCAGATAGATTACGACAAATTCTATCTCTACTCAATTATCACCCATTCCACGGCTATTGAGGGCAGCACAGTGACTGAAGTTGAAGCTCAGCTTCTGTTTGACGAGGGCATTACCGCAAAAGGTAAACCCATGGTTGAGCAGTTGATGAACCTTGACTTGAAAAATGCCTACGAATACGGCAGGGAATGGATAAAAAATCACGAAGACATCACTATTGACACCCTGATTCTGCTCGCTTCCAAAGTCATGGCAAGAACAGGCTCCGAATATAATTCTTTGGGTGGTCATTTTGATGCTTCAAAAGGAGAGTTGCGTAAACTGAATGTAACAGCTGGAGCCGGTGGTCGCTCGTACATGAATTGGATGAAAGTGCCTCAGAAGCTGGATGCATTTTGTAATGAACTTAATGCCCGTCGTAAAGCACTTGATACAAGTGACATCGCAGCTATATATGAACTGAGTTTTTGGGCACATTACGAACTTGTAACCATTCACCCTTGGGCTGATGGGAATGGCAGAACCTGCCGCCTGCTAATGAACCTCTTGCAAATGGAATATGATGTATTGCCGACAAAGGTTTTGAAGGAAGACAAAGGAGAATATATTCAATCTTTAATTGATACAAGAGAAAATGAGGATATAGAAATATTCCTTAATTGCATGACCGAGTTGCATTGCACTCATTTGAAACATGATATCGAACAATATGTCAAGTCGGTAGAGGTGGTCGACAAGACAGATTTGACCAAGAAAATGGTCGATAAATGGTCGATAAAGCCATCCCTTGCAGGGAAATTGGTCGATATTTTATTATTTATGGCCGATAAAGACGAAATAAAGACCGAAACTATTGTCAGTGCTTTCGGCTTCACCGAAACAACAGCCAAACGTTATCTGCGCCAATTGACTGAATTCGGATATTTGGAAGTTCACGGAGGTAATAAAAACAGGACTTACTCTAAAAAAGATTAATCACATTATGACACATACAGGCTTACACGAAAAGAACTTTGAGGCGGATATTGAACAATATCTACTCACTAAAGGTGGCTATACCAAAGGAAGTCAGGCTACATACGACAAGGAAAAAGCAATAGACCTTGATACCCTGATTCGCTTTGTCAAAGACTCCCAGCCAAAAGCATGGGAAAGGTTTGAACGCAAATATGGTAATAGTGCAAAAACACAATTGTATAAAACTATACAAGGAAACATTCTGAAGTATGGTCTGATACATACTTTGCGCAATGGGGTCAACGACTTTGGTATTCCATTGAAGCTATGCTTCTTCGCTCCTACGTCAACGCTTAATCCGGAACTTATTGAAAAGTACAACAAGAATATTTTGGAATGTACACGTCAATTTGTGTATAGCAAGGATGTGAAGAATTCTATCGACATGGTACTCTCCCTCAATGGCATTCCTGTCGTGGCCATAGAACTGAAAAACCAGTTTACCAACCAAGATTTAAGTGACTCCATTGAACAATGGAAGACGCATAGAAATCCGAAAGAGCCTCTATTCCATTTTGACAATCGTATTCTTGCTTATTTTGGCTGCGATCTGTATGAAGCAGCAATGGCAACCGAGTTGAAGGGTGAAAAAACATTCTTCATGCCTTTCAACCAAGGCAGCAATGGTGCCGGAAATGTAGGTGGTGCAGGCAATCCACAATGCGATGAGGCCGAATATGTGACATCCTATCTGTGGAAAGATGTGCTACGCAGAGATGTGTTATTGGCAATCCTCCAACGTTATATCATGCGCCAGGAAGAGGAAAAGATTTCCATTATCAAAGACAAGCATGGCAAGGAGAAAGAGGTGACAGACAAAAGCATAAAGATTATTTTTCCTCGTTATCACCAACTGGATGTGGTGGAAAAACTTATTACGGATACTGAACATAATGGTTCCGGTTGCAATTACTTGATTCAGCACTCAGCCGGATCAGGAAAATCCAATTCCATTGCATGGCTAACTTACCGGCTTTCTTCTTTACACGACAAAGACAACAATCACATTTTCAAAGGCGTGTTTGTAGTAACAGACCGCCGGGTGTTGAACAAACAACTTCAGGACACGATTCTCGGTTTTGAGCATGTCGAGGGTACAGTAACCACTATCACGGAAAAAGATGCAAACGCCAGTGAAAAGTTGCGTGATGCCATCAATGCAGATAAAACAGGTATTGTCATTACTACGCTACAACGCTTCCCTCAAATCTATGAGCAAATTACCTCGCATAGCGGTAATCGCTATGCCGTTGTGGTGGACGAAGCTCATTCAAGTCAAAGCGGTAAGAGTGCGGAAAAGTTGAAAGCAGCTTTGGCAGATACAGACGAAGCCCTAAGGGAACTTGCCGAATGGGAAGACAGAAGCGTAGAAGAATTGGAGAAAGAACAAGACCGGTTGATGCTCGACTTGCTAAGTCAAGGCCAGCATAATAACCTCTCTTTTTATGCCTTTACCGCCACTCCAAAACCCAAAACACTTCAGACCTTCGGCATTTTAGTGGAGAAAGGAGAGACTCCCGACAAGGATAAATATAAGGCCTATCACAACTACTCCATGTTACAGGCTATTGAAGAAGGATTTATCAAGGATGTTCTGAAAAACTATACTACGTATCAGATTTCATATGAGATAGCTCGTCAATCAGAGGATAACCCAGATTACGAAGAGACGCCAGCAACGATTGCATTGAAAGCGTTCCATGATAATCACAAGGATACTATCAATAAGAAAACTGCCATTATTGTTGAGAAATTCCGTGAAGTGACACTTCAAAATATGGCAGGAAGAGCCAAGGCAATGGTCGTAACTTCCAGCCGTGCTCATGCTGTTCGCTATTTCTTTGCTGTTAAGGAGTATTGCAGAAAACATCATATTACGGACATCAATCCGATGGTGGCATTTTCCGGCAAGGTGGAATATAACGGTGTGGAATACACTGAGCCAAAACTCAATACGAGGGGAGATAAAAGTATCTCAGAAGATAAACTTCCGCTCTACTTTGCCAGTGACTTCTACAACATGCTGATTGTCGCGGATAAGTATCAAACCGGATTTGACGAACCGATGCTCCATACCATGTTCGTGGATAAGAAACTGAAAAATGTAAAAGCAGTGCAGACATTATCTCGCCTGAACCGTGCCAATCCATTGAAAGAAGATACATACGTGTTTGACTTCGTAAACAGCTCCGAAGAGATTAAAACTGCATTTGAGCCTTTCTATAAAGGTACAGAGTTAATCAATCCTGTGGATGTGAATTATGTATATCAGTTTCACAAAGACATCGAAATTTACCACCTATGGAGTACTGAAGATGAAGTAAAATTCTATGAATTGTTTATTGCTACACAGGACAAGACAAACAAATCAAAACTTGGTGCATTATCCAATGCATTGAAACCAATTGTAGATAGGTTTGAAGAACTGGACGAAGAAACTCGTTTTACTGTACGTGGCAAGATTAAGAATTTTATTCGTTTCTACGCTTATATGGCGCAGATCGCCCGTACCTTTGATCGTTCGTTAATGAAGTCATATATATTTGCCGATTACCTCTATCGTGTGTTACCCAAGAATCCGCGAGAAAGAGTTGATTTGGACAAAAAGGTGCGTCTTGTAAACAATACTATCAAGGCAAATGAAATGATGCACATATCTTTGGATGGTGCCAAGCCTGAGATTAAGGGAGAAAATCCTGGAGCAGGTCGTAAACCTGAAGACGCTCGTGATTTGCTTGACAACATTATTGCCAAGGTGAATATTATGTTCCGTGGTGAATTCTCAGAAGCCGACCGGGTAATGGTGGAAGGTATATTTGACCTTATACAGAAGTCTGCAACGAAAAAAATGCAGAAACAAGCTGTTTGTAACGATGAGAGTCAATTTGTAGAAAGCATTTTCCCTGATATTTTCAGTAAAGCAGCTCAGCAGTGCTATACGACACAGACCGATGCTTATCGTAAATTATTTGAAAATCAAGAGTTTTATCAGACTCTGATGGAGCAGATGGGACATGCCATATATGAACGCTATCGTGAACAGGAGGAAAAAGCCTATACTATAGAGAATCTGCAAAGTAGAATGATTCCTTTAATCCGGGAGGAATTTGTTGGAATAGCGGGAACAAGCAGAACTCTCGAAGAGGCATTTGTCTGGATGATAAAGGTTATAAGAGTATTCAGCATTAGCAAATATAATGGTTTGGCTGATACATTACTCAATGCTATGTTCAAACTTTATTGTAGTCCGAATACCCTTACTTTGGCAGAGAAACGCATTTATCTTAAGACCCTTGTAACAGGCTATGAATCGTATTTAAAGAAGCTTCATTTCCTTATTAAGGATAAAGAGGTTACTGATAAAAATGGAGAAGTCAAATATGCTGCTTTGAGTAATGCTTTGTATTGCATGCAACTAAACAAACTGCAATATAGTGACAAGCCCATTGACCAGAAGTTTGCACAGTATGTTGATATTCTTGTGAACTTACGAAACGAAGAAAACCACCAAGCTAAGAGTCTTGATGCAAAAGAGGTTCAATTAGGGATTCATGTTGTGACCACTATGTTTATGTATGTGACATTTAAAAACATTACAGAGCTCGAAATGGTAGAAGATAAGTTTAATATCAAGCATATGGACAGGTCGCCTAAAACATACGCCATAATGGAAGAAGAAGCTGATAGTCGTATGGTAGCAGAAAGAGCATCTGAGTATTCTTCAAAAAGAAGCAATTAGATGTGATTTTTTCAACTTTAAATTTGCTATGCAAAAAGGCTGCATAGATGCGAATTAATTTTGTGGCGATAAATCAAGTTAAACCATTAAAAGTGTAATTATGGCTGATTATACTAGTCTTATTAATCGTATCGAAAGTAGATACAATCCGGATTCTCTTAGAGAAGTCCGACTGAATTCCATTTCTTCCCTTTCTGGCATAGACAAGGATATTGCAAAATATGTAAAGCTTGCCATGAATGAAGTTGACCCTATATATACGAACAAGACTTTAGAAGCAGGTGAAAATGCGAAATTACATTTACAAAGAGAACTACAGCAGAGTGTCGATTTTCGGTATCAGGGTTCCGTAATGACAAGAACTCATATTCGTGGTGTGAGTGATATTGACTTGCTTACAATTACAAGCAAGTTTCAAGACACAGATTACAGCAAAGCTAAAGCATTTGTTGAAAGTCATCCCTACTCGTATGACACAGAAACAATGCGAATAAAAAATTGGGTCAACAACTTTACAAGATATTTCGGAGATGCAAATAATGATTTAAGACAGCTTCGTTTGGAAGACGAAAGAATTTTACAATCTCATTATGTGATATGCGATATCGCGAAACCTAAATCCATCCGCATAACGAACCAAAACCTTCATCGTGAAGTTGACGTTGTCGTTGCTTCATGGCATGATTCTCTTGAATACATTAGTGGATATGGTGATGTATATAGAGGAGTTTACATTTATGATAAACAAAAGAATGAACGTCTTGGACCAGACTATCCATTCCTCAGTATAGATAGAATCAATACGAGAAGTTCATACACCGAAGGACGACTTAAAAAGATGATTCGATTCCTTAAAAATGTAAAAGCGGATGCTTCGGTAAATATTGACTTAACCAGTTTTGATATAAATGCAATCTGCTATGATATTAATATTGAAGAATATCGCAATTCTTACTACCTAGACTTGGTTCGGGTTTTATGGCTCAAGCTTTATCACTTATGCCAAAATGAATCTGAAGCAAATGGATTAAAATCTGTAGATGGAACTGAGTACATATTCAGAAATAGTCCTTCTAAGCTTGATAACTTGAAACGATTGTATAACGAAGTTTGGAACATATATAAAGAATTACAATAAATGAAACCAAGGATATTTATAGGATCTTCTACAGAGGGATTAGCTGTTGCTCAAAGAATTAAAACATTTTTTGAGCCAGAGTATGATTGTTATATTTGGAATGACGGTATATTTCAATTTAATGAAGGCTTTTTGGAAACCTTACTTAAGTCTGCAAGTTTGTTTGACTTTGGTTTTATGATATTTGCCGCTGACGATATTAGCAGAATCCGAAATCAAGAATATAATACAGCAAGAGATAATGTGCTTTTTGAATATGGACTCTTTTTGGGAAGAGTTGGAATTGACAGAGCCTATATCATTAAAGAAGATACGGTTAAAATTCCATCTGATATATTAGGTGTTACATTATTATCTTACACGACAACTTCTAACCCAGATGGGATCAAAATACCAAATCAGGACTTTGAAATGCAACTGTCAAATCTTAAAAAGAAAATTGATGAAAAAGTTGCCTTAGGACACCTGGGGCTTTTGCCTTCTACTGTTATAGCAATTTCTTATTTTGAAAATTTCATCAAATTGTTGGCAGATGAGATAATTAGACAAGGTGATAAAATTCAAATTGGGGATAAAGTATACAAATCCGCGAAGATTAGAATTGTTATTCCAAGGACTCTTGATGCTGATATGAAAAGGCAAGCAACAATATATTTCCGAAAAATACATTTTGAATCATGCCCAATCACAACTGTTCACCGTAGTTATCCGATTTATGTCGAATCCACCTCTGAAGGTAATGTTAAGGATGAAGCAATTATTGCAGACATGCCAACTATCCTGAGTGGTATTGACAAGGCAATTGACATGTATTTCAGAGTAGGCCATATTGGTAAAACACAAGAACAACAACTTACAGAAGAAAGAGAATTGAATAACTTCACACGTGTTTTGAGTCTTCTAATTTCACAAGAAGCCTTTTGCAGAGAAATTGTTGAAATTGTAGATGATGATAACCAACCGATATAGCCATCGTAGCATTTTATGCCAAAGAATATAGAAATACGAAATAGTACAGCTGAGTTCCTCATCTTCATGCTTGAAGGCAAGGAGGATGGGATTCAGGTGATGTATAAGAATGAGACCATTTGGGCTACCCAAAAGGCTATGGCGCAGCTTTTTGATTGCTCTACTGACAATATTGGACTGCACTTAAAAAATATATTTGCATCCGGGGAACTTGTCAAAGGTTCAGTTACCGAGAAAAACTCGGCAACTGCCGCAGACGGGAAGAATTATCAAACGATGTTCTATAATCTTGATGCCATTATCAGTGTTGGATATAGAGTCAATTCTGTTCGTGCCACCCAGTTCCGACAGTGGTGTACGTTTGTGCTTCGTCAGTTTGCTATCCGTGGTTATGTGCTTGATCACAAGAGAATGGAGAACGGGGCTTTCTTAGGTGTAGATTACTTTGAACATTTGCTTGCCGAAATAAGGGAGATCAGGCTGAGTGAACGTCGTTTTTATCAGAAACTGACCGACATTTATGCTACGGCAATAGACTATAACAAGGATGCTCCGAGAACACGTCTTTTCTTCAAGAAGGTACAGAACAAAATGCACTATGCTGTGCATGGACATACCGCTGCGGAACTGATTGTAGAACGGGCCAATGCAGATAAAGAACACATGGGATTGACCACATGGGAGAATGCTCCGAATGGAAAAATTGTCAAAACTGACGTGTCTGTAGCAAAGAACTATTTGCGAGAGAAAGAATTGGATGAAATGGGCAGAATGGTCAATGCATTCCTTGATATGGCAGAAAGTATGGCTAAGCGTCATATCCCTATGACAATGGAAGATTGGGCAAAGCGAATAGACAAATTCATTAATTTATTTGATGGCTCGATATTACAGGATAGCGGAAAAGTTTCTGCCGAATATGCCAAAGAGTTTGCTGAATCTGAGTTTGAAAAATACAGAGTCATTCAAGACCGTCTTTTCCAATCTGATTTTGATAGATTTGAGGATAATAGCCTTCCTCCATTGGATGTGGAATAATTATGATGCCATATGGAGGTTGGCTAAATCAGCCTTGGAGATGTGGCAAATTCGTTTCGCTTAACTGATAGGAGTTGGTGGCAACTAAAAGTCAAAAACGATTCCTAAAAGGGTTCGTAAAAGAGCAAAAAAACAGTTCCTGAAAGACGGAAATAAGTTCCTAAAGGTGATGAAGTGTTCCTGAAAGAAACTGCTGAGTTCACAAAAGAGTTCATAAAAGAACCAGTAGGGTTCATAAAAGAGTTCGTAAAAGAACTACTGAAATACGCTTGTCTATGGTAGCTGTCAAACAGAGCCTACAAAGATGTTGGACAACACTTCAAAATACGATGCATATGGAGTAAAAACGAACTCCATAATCGCTATAAAGCTCAATCCTGCTTGCTGGAGATTGGCAACATCTCACGAGCGATTTATCGCTTGGGGTATTGAGTTACCCTAACTCAATAAGGTTTGTATAATGGGCAAGCCCTAGATGCATTTAAGTAGGCGAAATTCGTATTTTGTCGAGAAAGTAATACCAGAGCTGGCAAAAAGAAAAAATGTCCAAATAACGCCTTTTTCTCATCAATCAGCTTGCTGAAGGATTTGGCAATCTCAAACGACCGATTGGTTGCTTGGGGGATTAGGCTACCCATATAAGATAATGTCCGTACAACGGGCAAGCCCAATCAATGGCAGCGACCAGTTCCGTGAATTATCATGAAACCAGTCGTTGCGCTTGAACTTTGACTTATCCCGAATAGACACTTTTAGAATAAAGTCAAGTGGGGGATTAGTAGTGGTAATCCGGCATGAACCGATAAATGCCACGGTTTTCCTGAACCACCATCCGTTTGTTCGTGAGGAACTTAATCAGCTCTACAATCTTGTTGTGATTCAATTTCGTTCCTGCCAGTTCGTAGGCAGTGGTCAGTTCTTCTTCCAGAGCCTTATATCCCGAAATAGTCTCTTTTCCGTCAAAAGCAAGTTCGAGAGCCTTGCGGTGGACGGCTTCATGGATGTCTTTATAAGGGGAGAACGGTTCCTGCTTGGGACGACCTGCGCTCTTCTTTGTCGGCACATAGTCCGGCAGAAGTTCGGGAAGTGATTGGTCATTGATGCAAAAGGCAAATGGCAGAAAGTCTTTGGAACGGGTATGCACACTTTCCACTTTGCTGATGTTACTGTCGTCCTTGTCTTTCTCAATTTGAATGACCGTTTCTGCCTTGTTGTTGATTTCCGTACCAATGTGCCCTCGTGCGTTTTCATCGCTTTTGTTCTGGTGAAGGATGGTATGAAGATGAATCTGGTGCTCGTCAGTCCACTGCATAAGTTTGGATATTACACATGTGGCTTCACTCGGAGAATTGATGTCATAAACCAGGTCGCGTATTCCGTCAATCACCACGAGGCCGAGACCCTCAATCTGACTGATGGCATCGTCTATGATAGCCAAACGCTCCTTGGGATTGAACTTGCGTAGAGCGAGAAAATAGAAACGGCCGCAATCCTCATTGGCCGGCAACTCTGCCAGTTTCATGATACGATGCATCACAATCATACAATGGTTCTGACTCTGCTCTGTGTCAATGTAAAGGATGCGGTCCTTTCCTTCTGGGAAGTCCGTTGTGTAGTTAAGGACTTCCTTTCCGGACAAAGCAGCTGCCACCATAGCGGAAACATTGAAAGTCTTTTTGCTTTTTGCCTTGCCAATGGATGCACTGAAATTTCCCAATGTCCCGACAGGCACTCCGCCTATTTTCAGAACTTCCGGCTCCTGTTTGTACTCCTTTCCCAAGCTGAGCATGGTATCTTGCCATCTTGTAGCGACCTGAGCAAGATCTTCAATGGGTGTTGCTGTTTCCATACTCACCAGTTTTTAGGGTTAGGCTTGCGATGATGTGAGGAATACATCGCTTCGTTTTCTTCCTCATAGGTGAGAGGTACTGACGTTTTGCGTGATGCTTCCAGCCATTTGTCGAGCTCGTCACGATAGATATAAAGGTGCTTTCCTTGCTTGATTACCGGAATGCTGTCCTTCTTTATCTTGTAATAAAAGGTGGAGACCGGCATTTTCAGATATGCACAGGCTTCCTGTACCGTCATAGGTACGTGCAGATTCTCCTTTGGTTCACTTTGACGGTTAAGAGTGTCTCTAAGCAAATTTTCCATACTTGCGATTCGCTCGCATAGTTCGCCTACCACTTTCGGCAGGTCGTTAAAAGTTAACTCAGTTGCAGTCAT